GGAATAATCACACTGGATTAACCATATATAATACTATAGGAGGTATACAAAATGGGAACGAGAAGTAATATCGCTTACGAGCGACCAAACGGGCAAATTGTAGTGGCTTATTGTCATTATGACGGATACCCAGAATATAACGGTGTAATACTCAATGAGAATTACAACACACCAAAAAAAGCAGAAGAGTTAGCCAATCAAGGCTATTTCGTTTCTCTTCAAACTACCATTAAAGATTCTTTAGAAGGTAGAAAGCACGAAGACCCACCAATGATATACCACTCATTACATTCATACTTGAATGATATCCAATGGGATATTGAGTGGATTTATATATTCAGACGTGGTCAATGGTATGTATGCGAAGGCATGGAAGTTGATGATAACTATAAGATACTTGATAAAGATTTTATAGAAAATGACTTTCAACCACTTGTAGATAAGTTAACTAACATACACTTACAAGAGGAGTCAGCATGAGCAACATTGATCGTAGAAAAATACCAAAACACCTACGCCACTTATCCGAGTGGCGTTTAAAATGTTTATTCTATTTATTTAGAGGAGGATTTTAACCATGTCAACATATTACAGACCAACAGAACCAATACCATTACAAGCAATAGAAGATAGTGAGTTTTTAAAGGATATTGGCTTTGAAGTTACTAACACAAAAAAAGCACAGTATTTTTATTGTGGTTCTTACATACATTTTTCACTAGACAAAGAGAACAATGTCATTGATTTGTATCGTTATGGTATGAACAACCCTGATCATGTTTTAGATTCTTTGAACCAAGAGTTTGAAGTTGATTTCGTTTCAGAACATGATGAAGAGTATGACGATTATGACCACCCCGATACACCCGTTAGAAAAATTATGATAGAGGATTTAAAAAATGTCTAACGTAATAACTAATAGCGAAGTATCAGACTGGCTTGATACCTTTGACGGGAATGACGCAGAAGTTTTACTTACTGCTATTGCAAACAATGAAATAAAGATAGAAGTTATGAATGATAGTATCTATGCTTTTAGTAACGGTTGGACAAAAATATCTAAGCGTTTTTATAAGGAAATGTGGAGATGATTAAAGCAATAGAAGTTATCAAAATGCGTAAGGACATAAAGCATTTAATTGATAAATATTTTTTTAGTAAAAGTTTACTGGCAGAAGCATTAGAAGTATGCCCTAAAGTTTTAACTGATTTAATAGATAAAAAAGTTATGCCACAAGATGATAAGTTTATGTCATTACTTACTAAAATAGACATGATTAAACTTCAAATTCAACAAGCAGAGGAATACGACCCTAATGATTGATACAGTCTTTTATATCACGCTTGGAGTCTATGCACTTGTTTACTTTGCATCTAATCCCACTGATGAAGAATAAATACTATGTTAAAATAGTTCCTTTTAACCCTGTAGAGCATGACTTGTCTAGTTTCCCTCAATTACTTCAAGTCAGCTTTACAGTCGGTTATCTAGTATTTCAAAACGATTTATTAACGCATACAGCTTGGTTTACCAATAGACGGGCTTTGTTTCGTCATTTAGATAAGTTCTTGAATAAATAAAAGTCTTAACATATAATCGGGCTAGGCGTGTCCGATTACTGTATATAAATTTCACATAAATTTTTCATACTTCTCCTCTTACTCTGATACGCCTTCTTTATCTTCCTTTTCAATCTCAGTATCATTGTTTGCCTGGGGAGGATCTGGCTGCTTGTTTTCTATACTAGCCTCAACAACATTACCCATGAGCTGTTTAAGTCTGTTTTCAACTTCTTCCCGACTCATTTGATCTACTTTTCCGAACATTACCTCTTTACGATCAACAATTAAACCCCCGACTTTTAGCAAGGAATTCTGAGCAGAAATTGCAGCGTTAAACGAGCCTGCTTCTATCGCCTTATCCCGAATATCATACAGATCCTGGACAGCCCGATCATAGTTTAGTTCGTATTTCTTTTTAGCTTGGTTCATCAAATAGTTATATTCTTTGCGAATAATAGGCTTACTCATTAATTTATTAGCCATTTGGCGTGGAGACGTATAGCCTGCCTTATGGGCACACTCTACAAGTGATAAACGAGGATTATTGACTGCGATCCAGATAAAGTTTCGTTGTCTACGATTAAGTTTTTCGTCTAGGTTGCAGTATTCAATTGGAGCTTCTTCTTCTGAAGAGATGATAGGTTCATATTCTAATTTATTCTTTCTATGTCCCATGTTTGCATATTAGTCGTGGCGATATTTATATACTAGCTATCCCCACTTTATCCTAAAGTGTATTGAGAGGATACTTGATAAGAGTAAACCTAGTCAAGTATTTTCTTATATTTTTAAAGAGTTTTAGTTATTCTCTTGTGACAAAAATGTAAAAAATAAAATATTCGTCAAAAGCCCATTCTTATCATGTTTTTAGCTGTCATTTTATTTTGACAATAATAGACAAAAATCTATTTCTTAGCTGTTTTGTCAATATATTGTGCTAAAAGCTCATCAACTAGCTTAGAAACTTCTTTATCACCAAGCTCTAAACATAGCTGAGAAATGCAAAAACTTAAACTAGCCAGGACTACATTCAATCGATCTTCGCCCCTATAAACCATGTTGTTAAACATACCATCTAATCTATGTATAATTTCTTGTAAACTAGGTTTGCCTTGTTTGTGTTTTATTTCTACAATTTTTGACATATCGCATCATAACACGATATTTTATGTATTGGCTAATACTATAGATCCATGTTTTTGTATATATGCTTTATTACTTCTATAGTCCAGCCGTTCCCTAAAAGTTTGTATTTTTGTGAATTTGATACAGGCATCAGATAATCGTCTGGCACTGTCTGAAGTCGCATACATTCTAAAGGCGAGAGCTTCCTCCAGGTAAGATCTTCATGTGCTACAACACTATCTTTGCCGACTGTCGTTATTGCGTTTGACTTATTATCATTACGTAGTTCAAGCATTTGCTTTGTTTTATTTGCAACTGATACACCATTTTTATCCATGCGTTTACCATCTTTATCGTATGCTCTACCACGAAAAGCACCACCAGTTACTACTTTTGGCTCTCTATGACCACCACCACAGGTTGTTACTGTGGGCGACTTACCTTCTGGACTGTAAACTCGTTTGATTTGATCGTGTCCCTTTATATCTACAGCAACACCTACCTGTTTGGGTGTTGTTACTTTAGGACTGTCACTTCTGCCTAGTATTGTGGGCGATTTGCCACTTGGGTCATATACCCTTCGTTGCCTTTCGTTGTCTTTAAGTATCTCTCTAGGTATGTCATATGCTTTTTTTGGCTTAGTTTCTATCATTTGTTCTTTATTTGATGCAGTTAATGTAGGTGATTTACCTTGATCGCTGTAAACTCTTTGTGTGCTTTCATATACGCCATCTCTGTATTCAAACTCTAATAATGCTTTGTCAAACTTGTTTGTTGTTATACCTAATACAAATTTAAGCTTTATCCATACTGTATCTTTCGGTATAGCAAAACTACTATCAGTCCTAAACCAATGTTCAGCCTTGGTCAAAGGCACATTACATTCTTTTGCTATATCTTTTATTGTCTTTTTACTTTCTTTTTTTGCAGATCTAAGCAGTTTTTGTAATGCTTTCTCGTCTACTTTATGCTTTCTTATCTTTACTTCTTCAACATTCATGCCTACTTTAATAGGCTTATTAACCAACTGCCTACGGTATTTATCCTTGTAATGATGGGGTTTGGCACCAGTTTTCGAATAATTAGCGTCAATACAATAGCTTTTATCTCTATCACTACTAAAATCATCTTCTAAAATGTCTTTTAACACTATACCTCTATCTTCTGGTTGTTGAATACCAGGTATGTTAGTCCAATAGTATCTTTGCCTGGATTGAGCACTTAGAAGCGAACTATTTATAAAGATAGGCTCTATACCAAATATTATTTCTGGATAACAAGCTGATACCTGTTCAGATATGACTTGTAAAAACTCTTTTTTCATCTTTACGTTTTCTAATAAAAAGTATTTTGGTTTGATAGCTTTTAGCAAACGTATAAACTCAAAGAATAATGCTGATCTTGGATCGTCAAACGCCAACTGCTTACCTGCCATACTGAATCCCTGGCATGGCGAACCAGCTTGTATTAGATCCACGTCCATGTAATCTTTTGGATCTAAATCACATACATCACCAACTTGTATTATGTCTGGATAGTTTGCTTGAGCTACTTGTATGGCATATTTATCTATTTCACTTGCATAATACTTTTCTACTGGTATGCCTAATTGTTCTAGTGCGATACGACCACAAGCCATACCGTCAAATAGACTTAGCACTTTCACTTTATGCGATCAAATAAAACAATAAATAAAGCAGGTATGCCAAACACGGCAACCAAAAACCAGAATAAAAACTCTATCATATAATTGATTCCTGGCTATTATCTTCATCATAAAAATTTATTAGATCGCCGTGTGGATCATAACATTCCATACCTACATTTATTCTGTAATGCTTACTATAAGCATCTACTAATGATGTATTTTTTTTATTTGCATAATCGTCAAGTGCTTGTTCAAACGATAGTCTCATCATGCTATATAAATTATTTGTTTTACCCATAATATCTCTCCTTAATGTTACGCATAGTAGACATTATACATAAATTTATGTTAATATACCAACACATAAACAAGGAGAAGTGTAATGGATAAACCAAAACCAAAATCAATTGTGTCGGATATTATTGATGAAATAATATCTTATACAAAACCAAAGTCCAGAAAGGACATACAAGATGAATTAGCCAGAGATAAAATTAATTATCTTATCTGGTCAATAGGGGTTGCAGTCAAAGATCTGCAAGAAGAAGTAGATAAACTTAATATTAATGATAGGGAGGCATCATGAATCTACCTGATATGTTAGAAGACATACCACATAAGGTAGTAGGTGATGCGTTTTACTTTCCTAAGATGGATAATTACTTCTATCACAATGGTCCAGGCATATCTTCATCTAATATACGAAGATTTAGTCAGAGTCAGCTACATGCATTAGAAGAAGTTATAGAGCAAACACCAGCACTTAACTTTGGATCTGCTGCACATTCATTGATCGTAGAGGGAGAGGGTGCGTTTTTTAGTGATGTTGTAACCATAACTGGATCGCCATATACCAATACCAATAAAGCATTGAAACAAGAAAGCCTTGCAAAAGGTTTATCTGTTATCAGTGAAAAAGAGCGAGATACCATATATAGCATGAAAAACAGCTTAATAACGGAAGCGAGAGCTTATCTAAATCCAGAAAATGAGTATCCTAGTGCTTTTGATTCACCCTACGAAGTGACTTTGTACTGGTATGAACAAGGTTTGCTATGTAAAACACGTGCAGACGTAATTATTAATCCTTTTGACAAACCACATGGGGAAAATGCCATAGTGCTTGTAGATTATAAAACAACGAGTGATTGTTCCGTCAGGGGTTTTACCAATTCGGTAAGGCGGTTCTCGTATGATCTACAAGCCGCATGGTATAAGCGTGGCTTTGAGCGTGTTTTCTCC